CCTCTACGCAGTTGTAGTATAAAACTCCGTCAGAACCATCCGTTAAAAAGTTAGCCGCCTTTTCAAGGCGTGAGCCGGAAGGTTTTAGGAAGATCATTACGGGATCTAGACATTCGGACAAATCAACGGCGACTCCATCGTCCTGTATAACTAGGCGGAACTCAGTTCCAATATCGTCTTTATGTACCTCGTCGCTCATATATACCTCAGTAAGCTAAACTTACGATAAAGATGAAAACCTTGTGGCTGGTAGAGCCAGACACATTTGAAGATATTGGGGCTGAGCCCATAGGAATAGATATCATAAGAATTGAAAAAATTTCGGATAAGAAGTGAAACTATCGCCAGCGGTGTACGTAAGCACTATTTCTCCGCGACGACCTACCGCACCTGCCGCACCATTGTACCCACCACCACCTCCACCACCGGGGGTGCCACCCGCACTACCCGCACCTGATACGCTGCCATTTCCACCGGCGGTTCCGCCCGTCACGGCGGTTGCACCTGTGGACCCACTACCAGCGTTCCCATTCGCTGCGGTCCCGCCACTACCGCCACCACCGCCGCTATAATTAAATCCTGATCCAGATGCCCCAGCACCACCTGAGTACTTTATGTCTCCGACCCCGGATGCCGATGCACCACCCGCACCGCCTGCCCCGCCATCCTCTAGCCCCGCAGTTGAGCCGCCAACACCACCTTTAGCCAGTACGGTGCCGGACGTACTGAACCATGTGTCACCGCCAGATCCGGCTGCTGTTCCTGCTGCCCCGATTGTCGCCGTATATCCTACCCCCGGCGTTACAGACACACTCAGTTTTTTACTGTAGGCACCACCGCCCCCACCCCCGCCACCGCCATCCGTATCGGAATTGCCGCCGCCACCTGACCCACCCCAGCACTCAACGTCGACGGAGGTCACACCAACCGGGCAGGTCCATGTTTGTGTGAAGGTTAATGTTTCAGTTGTCATTTAGACCTCCTGACTTGTGGCTAATTTATTTTTTGAATTACCATATGTCGGAGTTTTTCTATGACAAGCTTCGCACAAAGTTCTCCCATTTGTTAAATCAAATCTTAGTTCTGGATAATCTGAGAATTTAGCGATATGATCGGCATTTAAAATACCACCGCGTTGGCCGCATAAAACACACGTATAATTATCTCTAATAAAAACCTGCTTTCTCCAATATTTATATTCAGCAGATGCTCTTATTAGTTTATTCTTAGAAGTTTTTCCGTTATTCAGATAGTGATAAGCACATTTTTTACAACAAAATTTAGCAATACATTTTCTATATGGACGAACCTTAAATATCGTATTGCAATTTACGCAATTTAATTCCGTTTTTCCACCTTTCCAATTACCATTTTTTTCTCCAGAACTCTCTGGTCTTTTAATCCCTCTTCTATTAAAATATATTATTTTTAATTTTCTATAGTTATCTAGCCTATCCTTAAAAGGATAGATACCCCTTTGTGAATTTGTATAACAACTTTTGGAACAAAATTTAATAGTTTCCCAATATCTATTAGAATGACTTTTCTTTTTAAAAAATTCATTGTTACAATAATTACATGATTTAGATTTTTCAGTCATAATTTATTCCTGACTTGTGGCCAAAACTCGCCATTGGTTGTTAGATTGGTTATATAATATTCCGGCATAGAATAACTTATTGGCCACCGTAGTAGTAGGTAAAGTTACTCCAACCGCTCTATAACCAGACCAAGCTAAAGTCTTGGCAACACCAGTATCCATAATTTCTATGATCATGGTCTGTTTGTCATAAGCGGTTCCCGAAGGAACCGAGATAGTTGTGTTTACGGCAAGGCCCGTACAACTGAATACATCATATAAAACAGAAGGTCTTAACCCAGTACTAGAAACGGCGTATTCGACTGTCTTTTTGTATCTCTTATTCTCAAAAGTTTCTGGGTTTGCTAAAGTAGCGACAATCCCAGAAGATGGAAGAGTAAGAACAGTAGTTCCGGTTGGAACGATCGTGACGGAATAAGCCCCACTAGTCGCGAAAGTACCGCTATTCGCAATTGAAATTGTAGCAGTATTAGCTGGTTGTGTAACAACCACCCGATTTATTGAGGTGACTGAAGCCGCCCCCAAAGTTGGGGCTGTTAATGTCGCCCCACTCTGTAATACAACACCACCGGAGCCCGATAGGGCTCCGAATTGAGCTAACCCACTCGATACCGTAGCTAGACCAGTTATAGAACCGCCCAATGAAATTGAAGCTCCATTGATCGAAATAATTCCGGTCGGAGTATAAGCCTTTACTAACTTCCCTGTGGTCCCATCGAACAATACTATTTGGGAATCCACACTAGAAGAGGGACCAACTACGTCGCCTGCAGCACCAGAAGCGGCAACATTAGCGTCTGAGATAGCAGTATTTAATTGAGCCAAAGTGAAAGAGCCAAGACTTGCTGTAGTACCAGTGGTTGTTACGTGTCCTGTTAAGCCGGGATTTGTCACATATCCGGCGGTAAAGTTAGCCCCTGTTCCCGTAATATTAGTTCCCACTAACACCGAGGGTGTCCCCAAATTTGGAGATACCAAGGAGGCTCCGCTCGAAAATACTAGATTACCAGAGCCGGTTTCATCGCTCATTATCCCAGCGAGCTGGGAAGAAGTGGTCGTTGCAAATTGGTTCAGTCCGCTTGAGGTTACGGCAATTCCAGTGAGTGAACCACCTAAAGATAAACTAGCTCCATTTATGGAAACCGAACTATTAGTTAGAGAGGCATTGCCGATATTAGTTAGCGTATTCGCTGACCCAGAGATACTCTTATTTGTCAGAGCCTCTACATTAGCTAGGGTGGAAGCCGTACCGGAGGCTGGTAAAAGGAGAAAGGTATTGGCTGACCCGCCCAAAGTGATCGAATACGCCCCACTGGTGGCGAACGTCCCACTATTGGCGATAGTAATAGTCGCTGTATTAGTGGGCGATGTAATCGCCACCTTATTTACAGAAGTAGGAGTTATCTCGCCAAGTGCCAAAGTAATAGCAGGTGTTGTGCCACTATTTGCAACTACACCACTTATACCATTAGCGGTAGTAACCGAAACTAAAGTTACAGTACCAGACCCACCACCAGAAGGAGTGGCCCAAGTACCATCACCTCTCCAGAATGTGGCAGAACTAGCAGATGTCCCACTATTTAGTCTAGTCACTGGTAGATTACCAGTAGTACTATGTATTGATAAACCAGAACAATTTACTAAGTTGCCAGAAGATGGGGTCCCTAAAAATCCGCCATTTAAGACCGGACTTCCAGAAGAACCAATATTAGTGGCTAAAGCCGTACTTATCCCAGTTCCAAATCCGGTGATTGAACCAACAGCGGGGGTAATAGTTAATCCGCTAGCTGCGGTGACTAAACCTTTAGCATTAACTGTTACTATAGGTGATTGAGTAGAAGAACCAAAAGTTCCGACTCCAGAATTAACGGTTGCTAAGGTTAATGCCCCAGAACCAGTAACGTCGCCAGTGTGTGTGACATTACTAATGATACCAGAATACAAAGAATTTACAGCGTTATCTCCGGTATTCACTCCGCTCGAAGATCCGGAGAAATTGCTAGCGGTGATCGCCCCACTAAAGACTGGTGTCACCAAAGTAGAAGAATATAATACTGCCCCGCTGGCTAGAACGATACTACCAGATCCACTCACATTACCAAATTGGCCAAGGCCACTTGATACAACCGCCAGCCCACTTAAAGACCCTCCTAAAGACAAAGAGGTTCCATTTATGGTGACCGAACTATTGGTTAGGCTAGCATTTCCTATCTGGGTCAGCGTATTCGCTGCCCCAGAGATTGATTTGCCAGAAAGAGTCTGGCTATCTGAGTCACCCACTACGATCCCTGTCGGGGCCGCTACAGTTGAGGCTACACCACCTGTTACAACCACAATCCCAGTAGGCGTAAACGCTTGAATTAGTTTACCAGTAGTCCCACTGAACAAAGCAATCTGAGAAGATACACTTGAAGATGGGCCGACTACATCTCCGGTTCCAGCGGAGCCAGACGATGAAATTGTTACATTTGATCCGTTATTCGTTATAATTATGCCAGAACCAGCAACAATCCCAGTAGGGGATATAACGTCAGCATCTGAAATAGCCGTGTTTAACTGAGCCAAAGTGAATGAGCTAAGGCTCGCGGTGGTCCCAGATGTGGTTATGTGCCCAGTTAATCCCGGATTGGTTACATAACCGGCGGTGAAATTAGCCCCTGTCCCAGAAATATGGGTTCCAACCAGAGCGGTTGGAACCCCAAGGTTTGGTGAAACTAAACTAGCTCCGCTCGAAAACACCAAATTACCAGAACCAGTTTCGTTACTTATTATTCCAGCTAGTTGGGCAGAGGTAGTCGTTGCGAATTGGTTTAATCCACTAGCTGTGACAGCTAAACCATTTCTAGTTCCACCTAAAGCTAAAGATGTTCCATTTATAATGACTGCCGGATTAGTTAAGGCAGAATTAGGAATATTGGTTAGAGTATTAGTGGACCCGCTTATGACTTTATTAGTGAATGTCTCACTACCAGCCAAAGTGGTTAAAGTACCAGATGTTGGAATATTAACTGAACTGTTACCAGAGGCAACAACAGTAATTGAATACGCCCCGCTCGTCGCAAAAGTCCCACTATTTGCGATAGTAATGGTGGCAGTATTCGTTGGTTGTGTAAACACAACCTTATTTATTGAGGTAGCGGAAGCTACACCTAATATTGGGGCAGTTAGTGTCGGCGAAGCTGAGAACACTAAATTACCAGAACCTGTTTCCCCTGAGATTAAAGTGGATAGGCCCGTACTAGTTGGAGTAGTTAAAAACGAGACAACTCCACTCCCCAACCCAGAAATTCCGACCAATTCTCGCCCAGCCGAGGTGAAAGAAGCTAGACTTGCTGCACCCGATCCAGTAAAATAAGGAACTTTATCTGCCGCAGAAGTTAAACCGGCTAAAGCCGTCAACTCTGTATCCTTCGGTTGGTAGCCGTTAGTTGCGTCAACTTCGGTTAAATAATCCCCAAGTAATGTATCAACTTGGGTGGTGGTATAGTAACCACTATGTGTATGGGAAAAGGCAGCTACATCTGATCCAATAACCAACCCTAAATTTTCTCGGGCTTCTCCAACATTTGATAATTCGCTTAAGTTACCCAGAATGGAAAGATAAGTTCCGGTGGTTCCATTGTACTTAGTAAATGATAAAGAAGTAGTCCCTACAACTATGGTTCCAGTAGTCGCTAAAACCCAAGCGGTTCCGGCGTTTATTGAGCCTTCCTCAACATACATATACATACCGGCGGTAATTTCACTGTTTGTATCCGCGTCAGAGGTACGAGTCCATGATGTAGATTTAGCTGAATAAATCCCGTTTTGAGAAGCTGCGCTTTGATCTTTTACTAAGACTCTATCATTGGCTATGGTTTGATAGCCGTCTATTGAAAGAAGGCCATATAATGCAATATTAGAAGTTGTAGCCGCAGATACGGACGCTTTAAAGTCAACTAGCCCACCCGCATAAGTATCTACGTAGTACTTAGTAGCAACGTCTGTATTACCAGAAGGATTCGGCATACCTGTAATAGAGCCGCCAGTTATGGTGACGTTACTACTGGATTGGGTCGCCATAGAACCCAACTCAAGATTCGTTCTTGCGCCCGCCGCTGTAGATGCTCCTGTACCCCCATCATTGATGGATAAATCAGTTATACCAGTTATCGACCCACCCGTTATGGAAACGCCCGAAGGTGACTGCGTAGCTAAAGCTGATAAATCAGCAATATCCGAAGCGACTACGACTACGTCACCCGTTCTGCCAGCAACAGAATGGACATAAGAGTCCACTGGTATAGATAGGGCGTCATTCCCATCTAGGTAAACATATTTTTCCGCAGGAACCGTAATGAAAACATTACTAGGTCCCGACAAAATCAGTCTGGACCCCGTCGAACTTTTTATAACAGAATCTCGGGTTAAAGTATCTGGCCCGTATGTCCCCAATCCTATTTCAAAGTCTGCCCCGTTCTCTATGCAATAATAGGTAGTATCCCCACTACTCAACACATCCGAAAAGGATAAGAACCTTCGAGGAGTTGAGCCTAAAGTAATGGTCCCACTACCAGCCGTAGTAGAAACTTGTTTAACTCTATCGCCTAACCTAAAAGTCATCTAATCACTCCTAAAGAGATGACCTGATCAATACCGCAAGTAAAATAGGAAAGGGTATTGATGGGTGAATCAAAAGATAATATTATACCATCGATCCTATCCTCTATATCATAACCAAGGGTGATAATTTCCCCGATTGATCCGGCTGCTCCGAACCCTAATGTAGTTATGGAGTATTCTATCATGCCCGAGTCCTTGAAGATGGACGGGTTGAACTATTCAAAGTATAAGAAGCGGCTTCAGTACCGTCTAGTTTCTTAACTGAGATAGTTACGCCCGAAATGGCGAACTCAGTTATACTTTGTTGTATCATATACAAGGCTTGAGCTAAAGTCATCTCGCTACCTGAGGTAGCGTAGCTTTCCGTCAAAGTATGAGTAGCTATGCCTGTTGGGATATAACTAAATTGACTATCTAGGTTAGCTGAGGCCAACCCTACCGCATTTCTCACGCCAGAAGCGGTTAAACCACCACTCGCAGAATTTTCAAGCATATTTTCGGTAAACTGATAATTTTCCCCATCATATTGCAGACCAGTATCTATCTTTCCGAGAATGTCATTTGAGTTTTCAACCATAACAGAAAGATCATTAATTTCTGAAGAGGTAGCCAAATCTTCTTGAATCCATGAAACTAATTCAGTCGATACTGCCGCAACATTAACTGCATCATTTTCGATTTCATAGACATAAGATCTAATAGACCCATTAATTAAACCAGAAGGTAACTGACCAGATATAGAGGCGAGTTGTGCATCAAGATTGGCCGAACCTAGACCTAAGATCTGTCTCATTCTATCTTCAAAAGAGCCTTCAACATCAACCATTTGGGCTGTTACAGCAGAAACTGACCCAATATCATCATGTATATCATACAAATCCCCAGAGGATGCAACGATAGATGGAAAAGTAGTAGATAAAAACCCAGAAGGTTGAGTATAGCCAACCATAGGCATACCACTTGTTTGTATACTGTTCCAATAAGTTGTATTAGCTGGAGCGGGCTCAAATTGTATCTCTGAGGGAGGACAATGTCCTCCAGAAGCTAGCACTGAAACTATCAGCGAACGAGCACCAGTATTAAATCTAGTGTTAGCTAACTGAATTTCATAGATGCCGGGATGATAGGTAGAATCAACCTCTTTAAATCTGCACTTCCCCGATGTAGGAGCTGCGTAAGTTCCTAGTGTTGTAATAGATTCAATGGTAGAACCAGAACTTGCATAAGAAGTAGTTGTCGGCTCATTATCGGCTATAGCCGAAATATAAAGTCCGGAAGAATCATGAGCGACCCCAGTTTTTCCACCACCGATAGTAGAAGAAGTATCTGATACTCTGACTCTTAAAATTACAGATGAAGTTCCGTCTTTGTAATTAAACTTAGCCATTCATTCCTCCAGACATTCCACCAGATAAAAATGAAGACGAAGACGAAGACGAAGCACCTAATGTACCTAGTGTCGCTGAAGAATTGCGAATTCCGTAGGTAGCTGTTGCAAGGTTCGCAAACACCACCTTACCGTTGATCGGATGGATACAATCTGAGCCAGTTTCGGCAGTGCCGACTGAGGTCAATGTTGCACTAGTCCCACCATTGACTGCTGGTGCAATAGCGGAGGTGGCTTTTCCTGCCACAGTCAACGTACCCGCACCAGTGTTGCTGGCACCGTATGCGGTCGCATTACTACCGCCGGTAGCATTTCCACTGATTGTGATTGCGCCGGAGGAGGAATTCAATGCACCTGTGGCGTTCGCAGCAGACCCTCCTACCACCGAACCTGTGATGGCAACAGTGCCAGTCCCGGCATTTTGCACACCATACAAACTACTAGACCCACCCCCTGTGACTGTACCAGTCACAGTTCCGGCACCGCCAGCCCAGTAAGCCGACGCCGATCCAACGCTAGTGCCGCCAGTAACATTTCCAGTTATGTTCATCGTTCCGCTGCCTGATCGTGCTCCAGCAGAAGCGGAACCAACACCGGCCACAGGACTCCCTACGATGCTAAGAGTGCCTGTTGAACTGTTCACAGCACCAAACGAACTTGCCGATGCTCCCCCAGTTGGATTTCCAGTGATGTTGAGCGTGCCTGTGTTGGTGTTTGTGGCACCGTGGCGACTTCCAGTAGTGGCTGATGCGAGTGGGTTGCCAACCAGTGTTGCAGAGTTACCTGATGTTCCTGAATAGGTGATACAGGTTGTACTACCAGCAATCGCGTTACCACCAGATCCTGTTAATGTGAGTGTTACACCATTTGATAACGTAAAACCACCACCAGCGACTGCGGTTGCACCCGCCGTAGTCCGAACAGTTAATGCGGTGTAACTATTATTGACTGTAACAGTGAATCCGTTTGCGTAAACGTCATCGCCGATATCTGGTAGAGTGCCACCATCCCACGTTCCAGTAGCAGACCAGTTCCCAGTTGCAACTGCGTATCTCTCGGCCATTATGCCTCCAAGATAGCCGCGACTTGTTCGGGCGTAGTTAGGGAGCCATCAGCTATCCCCATTTTTGCGGTGTTGTAGACGCCGACAAAGTTGGTATAAGCCGTGTCCGCAATAGATTCTAGTTCAGCCTTATTCTCAGCCAAGGCGGCAGCAGCTTCAGCAGACTCTCTTAAAAGAGAATATGACTCAGTAGTTAATGATTCATAAACCCACCCGCCACCTAAAGCGGCGATAGCTTCAAAATCACCTTCGCCGAATATGCCACTCTGGCTGAAAGCCAGAAAGAGATCGTGGAATGGTTTAGCGTAGTTTAGGTCTGTTGTGTCCCAATGGGTATTCCTTGGGTTAGTGATATGGGAAAGCCATCTGTCCACATGTGGAACAACATCGGACCCAGCAGAAACAAGAGCCGCTTTCATAGCTAATACAGAACCGGCCCATTTTTCGTCGGCATTGTTGCTAACTAACTTGGTCAACATACCCCGAAAATTAAGCAAAAAAAGAAGATCTGCCAAAACTATAGGGGAAGCCGTCAATCCGAACCCTTTAAGGGTTGCGGCGACTTCTGCGTCAGTTCCAGTCAGACCTAAACTAATTGATTTTTGATAAGCATTCATAGATATCTCCTACCTATAAATACGCTTATTTGGCTATCAAAATGGGTTTATCTTGGTTTGTAGACGAATTTCATCTGTCCACAATCCCAAATTTTTAACATACCATTTTCGTAACCAGAGTTACCGCTAAATGTCATCCTATGAAAAGTTTTTGATCCGTTAGTCCATTTGAATGAAGGATATGAAGTGGATGACTCAAAACCTAAGGAGGGCAAATAATCACCAGAGCCATATCTCAGATCCACAAAGGTAGAAATCTGAACATCTCCAACGATCCTCTTAAAAAAGGAAATAAGGCGACTAAATCCGCCGACGATAGAAATTCCACTCTTAGTAGCAAATCTACTTATCTCCCAACCGTCTTTTATCTTCTTCATACGAAGACACGCTAAAATTTGGCCATCTTTAGATAGAGTGAAACATCGGCCTTGTCCCCTCCCCATTAAGTGATTCTTACCCAAAAACTCAGAACCTTCTTTTTTATCAGATTCTTTCAGCTCTAATTTTCTAGCATATAATCTTTCGTTTTTCCCAAGCTTATTTAAAATTATAGACTTAATAATTTCTCTCTTGCTGAGAAGTTCATCTTCCCTAAAAAACAGTGGAATATATCCTTCGTCGATATAGGTTAATCTTTTCCTAACGTGATAATCGTCTTCTTTATGAAAATCGCTATGCCAAAAAATTCCGTCGACCTCAATAACTAATTCTCCAACAACAAAGTCGGCATAATAAGATTTAATCTTAATTTGCTTAATATACTTTTCCCCGATTTCTATTAGAATCTCTTCCATGATTTTCTCTAATGAACTCATCTTTGGTTGCATACTGACCGCTATATCCCAACCGTGCCTATTAACTAATGTATTAAAATGGCTTTTCGAGAATCCTAATTCTTTTGCCCACTCTGCTATACCTTTGTTTTCGTGTAAGTTAATTTGTCCAGCGGCAATTTTAGTCTCTAATCCTTTGTCCTGAGCCATACGAGCAATTTCTGGAACTTTCATCGCATGATCTACGCCATATTTTTCAATATTAGTAGATTTAATTTTTCTCTTAACCTCTTCTAACTGGAATACATTCTCAACACCATATTTCTCCATAACCTTATCTTTACAATCTTGCGACACAAAATAACATTCGGTCCCGAATTTTTCAAGATTAGTAGCTCTAACTTTATTTTTAATCTCCTCACTAGAAGTGGGGCTAACGCCCCCGTATCTCTCCAAATTAGTGACTTCCATCTTAGCCCTTACTTCGGGTGATTGAAACACATTTTCTACACCATATTTCTCTAAACAAGTTTTCCTAGATTTTTGGCGAACTTCCTCATTTTGTTGTGGAGAGGGCACCCCATATTTCTCCACATTTGTGGAGGCTATTTTTTGTTTAACAGATTTCAACTGAAATACATTATCCACTCCATATTTAATCTGGTTCATTTCAGCCATTTTTTTATACTTACATTTTTTACAGCAATCATTAGCTATAACGCGATGGGCTATCTCCCTTCTCTTCTTGGAAGATTCATAGATAATATGGCAGTAATCGCACCCCAGCAAAATTGTCTTACTTGACTTCTCAGTAAGATCAGATAAAGTATAGCCAAATTTTTCCTTTGTTTCGTTTTCTAATAGCATCCGAGACCCCATACAAAAAAAAGCTACGAACCCATCAGATTATACAAATAAAAAACCCACACGCCTAGTGAAACGTGTGGGTTTTATTGGTTTTTGATCAAAAGATCAAACTAGAAGCTGCCGAGAATGCATCTCCGGTTGTCTAATACTGCGTAGCCAGCTTCTGCGAACCCGTAAAAACCAACCCTCTGTTGTCGATGCATAAGAGGATCTGGGTGAATTACGACTTCTTGTCGAATAGGCATCACGAAAGAGTCTCGGTTTACCATATCCATACCAACTACCAATTCCACGTCAGAAGAAGGACCAAGAGATCCGCCTAGCTGAGAAGTGAAATAAGTCTGGTATTCTTGGGATTCGCCAAGCTCATCCAGAGCGTTAAGGTTAATACCGAAAATTCGGGTAACCATACCGTCGTCAGTCGCAACGTAAATTTCTCTACGAGTTACTTCGTCAACGATATCAACACCCCAGTTTCGAATATCTTCTAGCCCTTCTGGGGATAGAAACATATCGGTAAGACGACCGCGACCAACCGAAGCACTGTTACCACCAGCGTTTCGACGCATAACTGATTTCATTACTGAAACCAATCGTTTCGTGAACTGGCCAGCCTGAGCATCCGCGTCATAAACGAGAATGTTTCGGTCGGTTGCAGCAGCTAGCATAGTATGCCAGCCGTCATCATTCATCTTCTTAACGAAACCAGCTTCCATAACCTTAATAGCTCGGCCAGCAACGTCCCATCGGGCGTCACGAGCATATCGAGCTAGAAAGTCAATCGAAGAAGTGATAGCGTAGGTCGGAACCTGCACATAGTCACCTTCAACTGATCGTTCTGGAATCCGACCGTGGCCGGGATTCGTATAAGCTACGTGATCAACCTCATCACCGGGATTTAGCAAATCCAGAGGATATTCTGCAGTCGAATTACCTTCAAGAGGTAGACGTTCATACAGATTAGAGGCGATATCACCTACGAGAATACCTTCACGTAGTGGTGTTTGTAGAGCTGTAGCCAACTCTTCCTGACCAGCCTGAGCAATGCCGGGATTTGGATCGCCAGCTTTCTTCAGGATTTCAATAAATTCAGGACTTGGTTTTTCGAACTTCATGTTTGGTCTCCTATTATAGATTCACTGAAAGTTTAATAAAGCCATCAGAATCTTTGTTGCTTAGGAACTGGCCAACCTTTAAGGTTCCAGTAGCTTGAGTAGAACTCAAGAGACCAGTACCAGCAAGATAGGCATCAGCACCAGCAGTAGGAGACCCTACAACGGCGTCTGTAGTAACCCAACCCTTACGCAGGATTGTAATTTTACCACCCTTCTGAACTTCATCTTTGTGTTGGTTAAGATGCTGACGAGTCAAGTCTAGGTTGACCATGTCGTTCATCAAAATACCAAGAGGATAAGCACCAGATGGATTGGTTTTCACAGTGGCAAGAGCTAGAGCATGGTCCATTGCGGCACCAGAACCAGCAGTGCTAACGGACACACAGAGTCCACGAGTAGCGGTTTCATTCATGAAATACGAAATGTCTGTGTCAAGTTCGTAACGATCACCTTTAAGACCCATTATTTAGACCCCTTTTTAGTGGACTTCAGGACGCTATCACGCAACCATGCTGAAGCTACCGAGATTTTATCAGAGGTAGATTCATCGAGATCCACTACTGGATCTTCAACTTCTTCTACTGTCTCTAAAACTTCAGCCTCAACTTCTTCTTCCGTGTCAGCGTCGGCGACCGGAACTGGAACTGGGACAATAAGAGCTACAACACTCTCGAACATTTCGTCAGTGGCTTGTGAGAATTTTTCAATTAGCTCATCAGCCTTAACTTCACTCGCACCAGCACTAATGAGAGCGGCCTTGCGGGACACTGCCTTTAGATTTGCAACCATAACTTGAAGTTCTTGGCTTAGAGCCATTTTCTCGTTAGTAATAGTCGCAATGGTTTGCTCTAGCTCTGTAACTTTAGCTTCCAAAGAAGATACAGAAGCCTTATGGGCTTCAACTTCTGTGGTAAGAGTAGCTACACTAGCTTTAGCGGTTTCGAGTTCAGAATTATCTGGCATTTCAACCTCCATCGCTGTAAGAATCATATCTGCTTGAATAGGTCCGAAAGGCGTAACATCCTTCGGAAGAATAATACTTCGTGGATTAGCAGGTTTATCCACTAGGCCCTTACCAGAGAAGTAAAGATCTCTTAAAAGTCGGCCAATTTTGTAACCTTCGAATTCGCCAGTACCCCCATAACATCGCAAATGCTTAGTTAAGAAGGCAGAAGTTTCATCTCGGGCCAAAACCTTTTTCTCGCCTGATGGCGACAATAGAGCGTAATCGAAGTTTCGAAATACACACTCCATTGATACGGCCAACTCGCCCCGGTCAATCTGTTCGATTAAACCTTCGATCCGAGTTCTTTGATCTGGATCAGACCAAACTTTATATATAACGGCACTTGTTATTAGATCGAGCTTCTCTGGAAGAGGAGCTGACTCCACAAATGTACCATCTTCCGTAATAGCTGCGGAAGCAATCATATGCCCGATGATATCAGAATCATCATGCATAAAATTAAATGGCTTATCTACTGGAGTGTCTTTAGCATTGAAGAGATCTTCAACATCAAAGACATCGTCGTTCTTATTCCAACCTGCCGATACGAGAATGGAATTAAGGTAATATAGATCAGACTGAGCTGGTCTCACTGAAGCTAAGGCCGTCCTTATGTCTTCGGATATCTCGCCATTTAAATCTTTATTACCGACTATATCACACACACACGCAATCGAGTTGTGTTTAAGCCGGTCAGCAAGACCATCTATAATTTCTGATTCATATATCATGTAATACCTCAATATTAAATACGCAAGAAAATTTAATTTCCTCGCTTTTTTATTCTATGTAAGCTAAACAATAGAGCTGTCTTAGCTCATCAATAGCGGGCTCTCGCCCGTTTTTCGTTAGAAAAGCCTCATAAAAAGGAAAGATATTCTTAGGCTTCGCCGTATCTAATGCTTCGGCCACATTAGTTGGATTTATCTCGCTCTCGGGCGTTAGCCCACAAAGAGCGGTAAACTTAATCAGTTCTAATTCTTTCTGCTCTGCCTTAGTTAGCTCTCTTAGGGTTTTCTTTTCGTACTGTAAGAGCATAACTGGATTTAGAATTTCGGCTATTCTCTTTTGGGCGTCCATAGCCCACATCAAAGTTTCAGCCTTACTCTTCGGGGTTATGATTTTCTTTTTACGAGGGACCCCATCGGGAGTAAAAGGTGGGCGACCATTATCTTTGCGGGCCTTCTTTGGCGGCCCGCCTAAAGGAGCGGCTACTGGGGGAGCTTGCTCCTTATATGGTGTCACGTCTTCTATAGAGATCAGATCTTTATTCAATCCGATCTTGACATAGTCGGACTCTAAGTTACCATTATGGAATGGGCTAGCTTTAGGTGGTATCTTACCCTTGTCCCTGTCCTTCTGTTCTTTAGCTATTCTTGATTCTTCAACCTCATGAGATTCGCCCAATCTTTCCCTAGTGGTTTCGAGAGATATAATATGCCTATCGGATAAATCTTTAATTAAGTTCTTAGCTGCGACTTCGTCGCTTAGAACCATATGGTCAAATTCTAGTTGAGCAGCCGAAGGGAAGCCCATCGCTTTCGCTACGTTCTCAAATTGGCTCCGCCAAAAGCCTACTAGAATATCTCGCCCATATTCTAATTTTTCCACTAAAGTTTTAAGGGATAAGTAATTATTAGTAAACCCACCCCCAGTTGAAGCCCCAGTCAAGGTTTGTGGAATACCGAGGCCCCCATAAATCGAGTTCAAAACTGGCCCGTATTTTTGGTCGCCTAAGAATTTATAGATCTGGGTATTACTCTCCTCAAAACTAATCTCGGGCCCCCACACTAAATCCATAGTGCCCCCACCTACATTGGAGGCGAGAATATCTCGAAGTTTATCTACAGCTTCTCTTTTAGGCATGATCTTATGATCTAAAGACCCAAGCTTCCACAATCTAATATTAGAGATGGCCCCATCTAGAGCAGACATATCCGCTAGTTTCATCTTTTCTAACATCATAATGTCATCTAGTACAGCATGGATCATCGGCTTAGCCCAAACCTCCCAGTCATCTTTCTTATAATGAAAGACATTGACTCTTTCAGAGTCCAAAGGCAAAAACTCTGCCCCGACTCCGGAGGGAGCAGGTAAAAAAGAAGTGGTATTCTTTTCCTTCAGAGCATTTTTCATTTTACTAGATAGACGAAGCTTGTATTTTCGGATGCCGGAGAAGATCTCGGAGTAATTCCCGTCTAGCTCAACCATAATTGGATTTAAGAAGTGGTACTGAAAAGGTATGACCCTCTTATCGGCCCTACTCATATTGGTCTGGGTTGACTTACTTATTTTACCTGAGGAGGTATAGACTACTACATTGCCCAACCTATATAGAGTATTCAAGAATCTCTCAGAGACCCTCTCGCCTTCAACCTTCACCCAAAATCTCTTATAGAATCTCTCGATAGCTTTATTCGGGTGGGTTATTCTCGCACCTTGGGAGGCGAAGTCCCCCATTAAGTCAATAACCTGCTTAATTAGGGCGACGTTATCGTAAGCCTTCTTACATTTCTTCATGATGGGTTTACAGTCACCATCTACATCCTCAGATGGGCGGAATCTGTAGTAATCATCTCGGCCATACTCATCCCTTATAGAAATGTTTGGCTCAATATCTATATAACTTCGGCGACTAGCAGTAGCAGATCTAACGCTGCCGTAACTCTTAGTCATGTCTTCTGTTGGTTTCGTCATACGTATCTCATTTAATCAATCGGATTACAATCGGACTATATATCTATACGTCCGCTGAGATTACTCATCCTCTTTATGAACTGGGTCAAAAACTATTGATTTATGATCCAGCCCCATCCTAAACCGAGAATGAGCTGTGTGATAACAAACCGCTCCTTCCACCTTTTCTGCTACTGTCAAAATCTCTAACTCTAAATTCTTTACCTATTTGTTTAAGACTCATTTAAATTAATTCTTTTATATATGATATTTAGTAGCAATTCCGAACTGCGTCCACAAACCAAGCTGGGCCAATATACTCAGCACTTATTTTATCCTTGCCTTCATGCCTTTTCGAAAACCCGCCGTAAGTGCATGAATCAACATCCTTAGCCACCTTTATACTTCTAGCCCCCATATTCGCCATGATTAGAGCGGAGTATCGGTCCTTCCTCATTCTTCCCTTTTTATTAGATCCCGTTTTTAGTTCGGGAGTATCCCATTTATCCCTGCCGGTGGCCGTCTGTGTTATTTCTATGAGGACTAACTCATTCTTGAGTTCTTCAATTTCCGTGACACAATCCTCCAAAGTATCATATAGTTTATTGTTGGCTTTATCTTGCTCTGCCGCTAAAGCTAAAATGACTGGGTCGAATTTGGGAAACAAGATGGCCTTATCCTCTAGATCCTTTCTTAATCCGTGATTCGCTTCAGAGGTCCAATCAGCCGAGGCGAAGTTAACCATCTCAATAATATGTAAGCCTGATTCATCGTCGGACGGCTTTTCTTTCTTTTCATCTATGATTTGCCATATGGGGACTTCGTTCTCGTAAAGGTTCGAGGTTTCATGTAAAGCTTCGCTTACAGCTACACCACCCCCCTGAGAGTCCAACATGATCCTTTCCGTAGGAAAGAGACGCATAAGGTCTCTTATTTTACGAGCACAATAAGAGTAGAAGTTATCTTCCTTGACTAAGCCTAATTTAACCCTCTCAACGTGTACATGCCTATTGATGGTCCAACTATGCACTACACGACGATGGTCGGGGTGTATTTCAACAATAACTACGGCAAAATTATCTACTTCAGAAGCTGGGTCGACCCCGATCACATACTTACAATCCTTCCGACCCACTAGGGTCGCATCAAAGACAACCAACCCCGATGGTAAATGGAGGGAGTTATTTTCACTAGCTACGCAAGACTCAATTAAGCTACGCTTAAAGAAACCCTTGCTGTCGGAGCAAAAAATTGCGGAATATTCCATATCAAAGATGCCGCTATGAACGCTAGCTCTACTTCTAGCAATATTGGCATCATCCATAAAACCTTTAGGGATTAACTCGTATGGTAATCTAATAACTGAGTAATCCTTCCAATTAAAATCAGCCGGGATATCCCCTTTAAAAATCTCGGCCACCTTTCTAGGGTCTCCCTTAGAATTAATAATCTGTTTCCACTTTTTCCAGTAATCCGCAAAGAAGTGAAAATCGTAATAGGCCGTACCCGATATAATAATTTGATTCGATATTGCTAATGGATTTTGGTCTACTAAATTGTCTTGATTAATTCCTAATCTTTTAGCTTCCTTAATTGAAGATTGTCTCTTTACATTATCGACTGTGTTAGCGGCCACGTTACCGAATCCAGCTAGTACTGTTTCGAATATCTCTCTATTATGGGAATTGTGTTGAATAAAACCATTACCTATAAAAGTGTGGGTTTTAGGCATATGGAAATCATAGAGATGTTCTTGCTCTGGTAATAATTCAACTGACCTGACCCTAAATAAAGGTTTTTCAGTTTTGATGTATTCCTCGAAAAATGCGACAGCTTCCTCCCTACTTCCAAAAGATCCGAGATGTTTATTCTTATTAGCTACGCTGGTAGATAGATTATATCTCGTAGTTTTTTTGGTTACGACAGATATTGTTGGTTTCTTTTTCCATAAGTAAGCGTTATCAAATTTGCCCCTCCATTTGATTATATCTAATAGGTCAAATGCTTTGGCCGCATTAGTGCCTCTTAATCCTAACATATAACTTTTTCTATCGGATAATTCACTACTATTTTTTATTACATTTGAACAAGTTATACCAAATTTAAGTAATAAAATTTGTAAAGTATCGGCCAATTCTTTGCTAGAAGTATAATAAGCAATCCCTATTCTTTTCTTTCCTTTGTCGTCATAATAAAAAGCAGATCCATCCCCCTCAAACAAGCCAGACAAAAAAGAAGCAATTATCTTTTTTGGAGATAGTAATATCCCACTAGGTACAGTTTTGTTCAAACTAATATCATAGCTGACACCAAAATCTCTTAAAGCTGTTCTAAAATCAACATCGTTATACTGAATTGACCAACATCTTTTGCAGTCAAATCCTCTCTTATCAATATAAGGTTCTTTCTCTACTATTTTCCAATCGAACTCACTAAATTCCGATAACACTTTATCTATTAATTCTTTATCGGTGTTAGTAATCTGAATGTAATTTCGGTTAGTAACCGTTCCTTCAGAGATTAATATGCCGATCAACCAAGCTAATTTTTCATCTAAGACATATCCATTTTTTTCTAAAATCCTATCTGGGAAATAAGAATTAATATCTAAAGGTAAATGATCCTCGATCGTTAAATCTTTAGCCAATTTCCACCCATCTTTGGTCATAACCTGATGAATACTAGAACAAGAGAATGAATACCCATTATCGGTTTCGATCCTATAAACATCCGTCTTAGGAGTTTTGAAGATTTGATCTGGAGTTTCTAATTCCCCATCGATATTTATTAGGTCATAAGCATCACCAGATAAATAATCAGATAATTTAATTAGTCCTTGATCTGATTGAATAATTGTTGAAGATACGAGGCAGGCAAACTCGTCAACAACTAAATCATGAGCCCTGTAACCCCGGATCTTATCCCCAGTACCAATTGGAATAGCTTTAATTGTACTATTGTTAATAACAAAGGTACAAACGTCAGGCGATCTAGTTGGCCCACTGTTTACATCGCACAAATCTCTTAGTATGGGAGCATTCTTCCAAATCCCTTCCATGTATTCATGTAAGAATCTCGATTGGCGAAAACTGGCCCCAGCTATCATGATCTTTCTATTTGGGAGTATCAAAGCCCTTAAAAGAGAATATAAGGCCAAAAGCCACGTTTTTCCCGCGCCTCTGGAAGCCACAAACATAGGAAATTTTCTGTTCCAAATCTCAGACAATAAAACATCTTGAAATGGCAACAGCTCAATATTCATTATGTGTTTACATGTAAAAGAAAAAAATTCAGGTCTAGAGAACAACCAAGCTATTTTCTTCTCAAACTCACTATCGTCATCACCCCTTAATATATCCAAAGGATTATAACTAGGTTCTTCCCTAGCATATTCCATTAGCCATGCTTCATTGAGTTGTCTTGTTATTTTAGACGATACCATCTATAAATCCTAGTTCTAATGCTTCTTCTGGGGTTAACCAAATGTCCCCATCGTTTTTAATTTTAGTGTCCAGATAGCTTCGTGTTTTAGACAAAGAGTAGTTGCGGCTCTTAAAAAAGGAACCATGCATACAGCGTTCCGCGTATATGTCCAACATTCTCTTATTTATGCGGTGGTTAGATTTAACCGTAGAACGAGCGTTTAATGTGTGCTCTGAGGCTACCGTACCCCTGTGAACCATAAACTCGCTCTCGCGAGAGAGTAATCTCTCACGAGCAGATTGCATAATCAGGGTGGCCGAACTACATATAAATCCATACCCAATTATTCTAATTGGAGTGGGACAGGTGCGGATAGCAGAATAAATAGCCAGCCCATCCGATAAATCTCCCCCGTCTGAAGATATGAGCTTAACCGTTATGAGCTTATTCGATGTCGATAAGACATCGAGGTTTTTTATAAACTGGGCCGAAGTTTTCCAGTCAATAGAATGTTCCCCACCTAAGTTGTGGAGATAAATTATCCTGCGTTTTATACTGATTCCGAATTCGTGCTGATCCATTCGCCCCAAGCCTTTTCTAGCAAAAGAAAAGTAGTACGCTCTGCCTCGCTTCGCGAAGCACAGTAGATAAACTTAATATCGTATTTCTCTTCCACTTCGTAAATTAACTTACGTAAATATTTGGCCGAGACTTTTATGTTAGCCCTTTGGGCGATTGGGATACCACTCCCCTCGGGGAAGGTATGTATGCAGATCTCGGGAAACTCGCACAAAATGTAACGGTATTTAATCTTGGCCAGTTTTTCCATTTCCCTATGGAATCTATTTCTTGAAGATTCCTTAGCTAAATTCCCATAGAGTTCCCCCGTTGATGCCTTCCTCTCAATACATATGAAATGTTCTAAACCCTCTATGGAATAGTCCCCCGCCTTAAGACCACGAACAACAATTTCGGCTGTGGTAACAAATGGATCTGTAAAAAACCCATACTGTTCTCTAGTGTCTCTTATAATTTTCATTTTTATCCCCTAAGAAACAACAGTCTTTACCTTGGCCATCAAGTTCTATTAAGTATCCAACATAACATTTTATAGTACTACTATCATCAACAACGGATACAGCATTCGTAGCTACAAAATAACTAGTTTTATTTCTCTGATTACAAATAGTATACCTTTCAGAATAAGATATATTCTCTGTAACTGCATACATCCAAGCTTCGTGTACTCTTTTTTTATCGTCCGTATGAATACCGGCTAACCATCCAAACCCTTTCATCTCCTCACTATCTAAGCCAAAAAGTTCCCTGAGGCGGTCGTTTGACCAGACACATTTGCCATTTGTTTCACAGATGTAGACCCCAATCTTAAGGTAGCGTTCCGATATTTGCTGCCGTATCTCCAACACGTCATGGGCGTTTTGAATGGCCTCGTTAAGGGCCTTAATAGTTTCCGCTGGGTTATCTCCGAAGGTAGTATGAAAACTATTCCCAAGCATAATAGAACGAGCTGCATTTTTTATAAGCCTCCGGCCTTTAGTGGCTACGCCAATAAAGGCACCAAGTAAAAGAGAAATAGTGCCATAATTGTCAATCCAAAATTTAAGATCCACGAATGATATCGTCAAAGAGTGGGGCATAATGCTGCTCGTTATCTTTAATAGATTCATGACATTTCTTACATAGGGTGATCAAGTTGAAAGGTTCATATCTTAATGAGGAAGCATCGGCCCAACGTCTAATATGATGTACTTGTAATTTTTTTCTAGATCTACATCCGGGCATCCTGCATCTTTTATCTCTTAGGAGACATTCCTTTCTCGCTTGGTTATAGGCGGGGCAATATCTCATTCTTTATCCATCACCGATTCCGGAGTTAATAATGGGATATCTATAACTCCGTCACTATAGGTGTGATAACTACCCAACTCCGCCCTTACATTAATCGACGCAAGTCGCATCAGCTCCATTTGTCTACCTTGCTCGGCGAAGAAATCAGGATCGGCCAATAATTTGCCAATTAGCCCAGAGAAGGTGCGTTTGTCGCTCTCTAATTTTTGGACCCTTTGATCTCTAGTACCTTTAAGGTCTTTAATTAGGGCCGACTTTTTACTCTGGAGTTCCTTATAGTCGCGGCCTAGAGCCTCTTTCGCGGCTCGCAGAGACGCGATCTGCCTCTGTAAGGAGAAGTATAACTCTTTATCCCTCTCGGCGGCGGGTTTGTATTCTTCTATGGAAAGCTGGGCCTCTAATTGGCTTACTTGACTTATAGTTTGTTGCTGCTCGATTAAAGCCCTTGTCATAAGGACCTCCATCTTAATAGCATCTATAATCTGCATTTCCTCAGTTGAGGTAACATCTTTTCTAAACTGGGCTATGATTTGTTTCCAGTGGTACAGAAACAGGTCTAACTCTTCCGAGCTAAATTGTTTCTTAAGGTCGCCCCAGAATGGGCGGGATTTTATGTCGTACTCAGCTTGTACCTCAAATGCCCCTTTCTTATTTGGGCTCTTTCCTATCTTTTTTAAATGCAAAAGGACGGTCTCTATGTCCCGCCCCATTAGTTTAGCTATCTCAGATGCACTTTTCTTTTCAGCGTTAGTCTCAATAAAATTCCACTCATGCTTAGACATCCTACCCTTCTTCATTGATCTCCCTCACTTTCTCAAACAGGGCATCTCTTCTAGTGGGGGGAATAGGAACTCCTTGGGCCATTCGTTGAAAATCCGCCCTCATAGCTACGGGCAATTCGGCCAAGGTTTTTTCTAATTGATCTTTTAAATCTAAGTCGGGGAACTCGTATTCTTCTATGGGGCGATCTGTAAGCTCGGCGAAATCTATGGACTTCCTATAGTCGGGATTTCTATAATAAGTTCGAGCTAAGGAGATTAGCCGGTTGGAAACCGATAGCATCAAGAAATTCTCTAAAGACCTAACCCCATCCCATTTCTTGACTATATCAAGACAGAGAATATATGCTTCCTGAGCTATATCGGCTTCCTCCATGAAGCCGAATTTACGTTTCCTTAGTTTTTTCACCACTTGGTGAATTAGTTCCATATCCATTGATAATAGCTTTCGCAATTTGTAATTCTGGGTCTGGCAACCCTAGTTCAGTAGCTATCGCCACCGCGAGTTCGGGGGTTGGTTCTACTTTGGGCGTGACGCATATAAGCGGCATAAAAGACACCTCATAAAAAAGAAATATACACTATATTATAGGTGGAGTACCACCTAAGGTTATTTATATATACGCGAGGTAATAATGAAAGTATGGTTAAGTGGGACAAGTGGGGCGGGTCTAGCAGCAGAGGTTGACCCAGTCGATTTTGGGCGAGTATCACGAATTAAGTGGTATTTAAGGAATGGGTACGCGACTGGTACAGTTGCGGGCAAGTCTATGAGACTTCATAGGTTCGTTATGATGGAGCACGATCTGTCAATAGTAATTGACCATATTAATCGCGATAGACTCGACAACCGTCGCGAGAACCTGCGGCGGCTTACGGCGGTTGAAAACGCCAATAATAGAATCGACAACGTATTCGTCGAAGCCTTTGGCGAGACGCAAACTATTGCGGAATGGTCCAGAGACCCTAGATGCGGGTGTTCCTACGGGACCCTCCAAAAGAGGATCTACCGAGGTGACATGCCGGAGTTAGCTATCTTGGCTGTGGAGGAGTTATGAGGTGGACCGAGGGGGAATCGGCAGCCGTTAGGCAATTCGTCGGCTCGGATCGAGCCCTTACTAATTTTCTGAATCAAAGATTCGGCACCAATAGAAGCCTGACGAATGTCAGGAAGCACCGACAGAGACTTAAGCTAACTAAGACAGGCTTTGTCCCTTGGGCGGACTACGCCCGCAAGAAGGAGGGATACCACTGGGCCTGCAAGGCTGGTAAAAAAGAAATAGTTATGTTGTCTAAAGACAGCGTGCTCACAATAGGGGAGGAACACCCATATTCCCCCGAGTTGTTTGAGTGGGGCGGATATCTAGGGACTGCGTCCTAGGGGATCTCGTAAAAGAAGAAGTAGAATATAAAGATCCCCCAAAATTTATAGATGGGTGTAACCGAAGAGATTGGGCTATTCACGCCTAGGATTGGATGCCCCATTTTTTCTTTTATAAGGCTTACGCCCACGGGAGACTTTATCTCCCCATCTAAATCTGTATGGACGTATAAGAGATTTGGGGATAAAGTCCTCGGTGGACATTAGTGGGGGAGAGTCTGTATTTCGTCCAGTAGCCCCTGCCGCCGATTCCCACTTCTGAGAATTCTCAAAATTGAGAAAAAACCCCGGCATGGCCATTTTCTCACTATTGAGACATATTGAGATCGAGTCTCAATTAGAATTCTTTAAAATATAATTTTATTTTATGTCTTCCCATGGCCGATATATTTGGTATAATCCTGATGTCGAACGCAATGGTGCAAATGACAACAAAAACTTTACGGGGAAAAAACAGATGAAATACTGCATTATCGATTGTGGCGAAGGTATTCACATTCACACTCGTCGTCGCCGCTCCAATTTGTCTGATCGTCGGGCGGGAATGACGATCATTCGCCATGGTGAATTTTTCGGGACGACAATCGACCGACGCGACGCATTAAGAATGGTAAGGGCGGCCCGTCGGGCAGGTGTCGCGAAATTGTTTCGAGACTAGTGTGAACGTAATCCGGGCAGGATTGTCCTGCCCGGAGTTTTATGGTGATTTTTAGGATTGCAAAAAAATGAAAACGAAAAAACTGAAAATGGTTAATATCGCCTATCCTGAAAATGTCGTGGACTATCGCGATGTCTGCAATGACGCAGAATCCAATCCCGCAACACAGGCCGGGTTTGAACACTATTTGTGCAATGGACAATCGCTGCAATTGCGAGAATCAGGCGTGGCGAATCTGGTCACGATTGAAAAATTATTCTTCGGGGATTATACAATCCTCGGAACGTGTGAATTAACAGAACGTTCTCAGAATCGATGGACTGCAATCTATTCTATCGAAGTTTGTATGGTTCGAATAACGTTTGAAGTTCAGGGCAGTCTGTCGGCAGTATGTCAAGTATTGTTCCAGTGTGCTGCTGACGGGTGTGAATTCCGGATAGGGTAAAACCCTGCAGTTTCGGGCGGACCTGCTGAAAATCGCCCCGTTTTTTCACTACGTTCAAAAACGAGAAAAATATGTTAATTGATTTTTTCGGCGTTAACGGGGATACACTGGCAAAACTGGCGACCGTATGGGTTTCCGAAGGTGTGATTATCGATAGTCCCGATCCGGCTGATATCGGGGAAACAGTTTACGACGTCGTGACTTCATACGATGACGGGACCGAAAACAGCGACGAATTGTTTGAACATGACCCGGACGATGATTTTCAGGTAATTCTGGAGAAAATCGACGAACTGGAAGATGAATACGGGGATGAGTTTGCGGAGTATGGTTGGTCTTAAGGTTGTGGGTGTTTCCCGGCAGGACGTTCCTGCCGGGGTTTTCTTGGGTGTTTTCAGGATTAATACAATGGGCGCGTTTAAAAATGCTGTAATCGAGTTTATCGAATTCAAGCTTCCCAAGTACTGGGAATACGAACAATTCGAAGAAATGCAGGACCTGCTTCTGGCTGGTG